TCGATTTTCGTACCAGATTCTCCGCCACGTACAGGCAGGAAATAGTCTTCATCGACTGAGAGTGGATTGTATCTTAGGTCGACCTTTCCGGTGTCCCTGTCAACAATCTGGTTCCTCTTAAGGCTGGTTTTTGCCTGCTCTAAATAGTTTGCGACTTCTTCAGGAGGTACATTGCCTACATCAATATAAAATACTCTACGCTCTGGTGCTCTAATGACTCGATATACCAGCATTGCGTCTTCGATGAGAATTAGCTGGCGCCAGATTCTTCTTGCGGCTTCCAATACTGATGAGCCGTACGGTAGAAATGAATCGTTTCCTAACAGTCTAAAGTGAGAAAGCTGCCAGTTTTCTAAAATCTGATTCCCTTGCGTAATCCATCTAAACCTTACAGCAAGTGGATCGTCTGGATCAAAGCCCTCTTCTCTCTCTATTTCAGATATTGAAATTGGAAATGCGTTAATTACACCGTACTCTGGTGAGACATCATTGAAGAGAAAGAAGTCACCGTACTTACAGAGATTTCTGACCCACATTACTAAGTTAAACTCTACATTTAACACTTCATAAAAAAGTGATTCTAGAATTTCTTGAACTTTTCTATTTTCTGAGTAGATGTGCAGAACGCGCCCTTTGTCGTCAGGGGAGACTGTTTCTTCCGCGTAGATATCTAGAGCACTAGCAATTTCTGGAGTTGCCTCCATTTCGGAGAAGTCGCTATAGCGAGACATTCTATCAAACGACCCATAAGACGATAGTGTACTATTGTATACATCGCTGTGGGCACGCTTAAAAACTTCAAGTGCAGTTGAAGTAGCACCTACCTTGCTTGTTTTTCCCCTGACCTTTCTCTTGATAATCGGTCCGGATCTAAATAACTTAGTAAGTCTTACAAAAAGATTTTGATTCTTTCCAGCCATGTTTCACCTTCTATCTTTAACTAGGATAGTACTGCGTAGAATTCACTACATAAACTAAAGCAGCCAACTCATATCACCATACGGACTATTGCTTCCGGAGGTAGTATAAGATTCTGCTTCGTATGGCTTAAAAGGGTTATAGTTTCTCTTAGACCATGGGTTTTTAATATGATCGTGGCCTCTAGAGTTGACCCCGAAGCCGTCTAACATTGCCTTATTTAGATCATATGAATGTTTGCTATGCACAGGAGACGTATCATACAACCAAAGGCCGATAGCCAATGCCATCATTAAGTCGTCATTTTGACCTTTTTGTGCTTGTGCTTTATTTCCCTTCCAGATGAAGGTTTTTGCCTCATCATACAGCCGGGATGAATAAGTTCTAATTTCTCTATTTCTTATAACTTCTTCTAGCTTTGCCAAAATTTGATTTCTAGACTGACCTGTGGTTGCGAATCCTATTTTTGCTACCTCAACTTCTCCCAGACCATACAATGCGGCAAACCTGTCTTTTTCATTTTTGAAATATAAGTTTTTATAGCCTAAATCGCGCAGCTTCATAATGACTGCGTATCCGTATGTATTATTTTCTGGACACACTAAGGCTTCATTATATCTTTTTCCTGCTTCTGCTAAGACCGCGGCAAATTGATCTGGCGGTACCTTCCCTTTGAATTCAGCAACTACTTCAGACTCAGCTGTGTCTATTACATGAAATGTTGAGTAGTCTGCGGCGTCACCTCTAGAAACGTCTGCTGATATGATATATTGATGCTCAGTGAGCGCATATTTCCATACCCAGACTCCCATTTCCGGACCCCAGCGGTCCATGGGTTTCTTTATATTTGATCCAAGCCACGAGATATCGTCTGAGCTTAAAACTGTGTCACCTGAAGCGGAGAAATCACATAAGAGCTCTTGAGCTATTTGTTTCTTAGAAAGGTTTTTTGATTCGCTGGCAAACCACTCTTCGCCATGCTCTGGGTGTACGTCCCATGGTAGCTTTATGGGGTTGAATTCATTTTCTTTTAGTTCAGCTTTTACCCATAAATTGTGGTATTGACCGCCTACGCCGTTAGGAGTTGACAGGATGATGGCTCGTCCACCTGTAGACAGTGTCGGATAAAGTCCTGTAAATAGTTCATCAAAGTTTCTAACAAACGCGGCTTCGTCTACAATAAGCAGTGATAGTGCTTCAGATCGACCTGCATCATCAGAGGTTGGAACTGCTTTAATTGTTGACCCATTGCTAAACTCAACTGCTTGCTTGTTATTTCCTGTGAGTTCTGGCATTAACAACCATTTTGGCATACTTCGAATGGCAACCTTTACCTTCTTGATAAAGTTTTGCGCAACCGCCAATTTTGTAGCAATTACTAAGACGTTCTTGTCCTTATAGAACGCAGCCAGCCACACAGCATATGCGGCCGTTAAGGTAGATATACCTAACTGTCTAGACTTTAAGATGATATTAAAGCGGTGGTCATTAAAGTCTTGAACGCAATCATCCTGGAACGGGTACGTATTAAAGTCAATCATTCCTCTAGTGGGATGCTGGATCTTTACGTACTTGTTCATGAAGTAAACAGGATCTTTACCACAGCGCACTATCTCTTTGATTTGGCGCTGTTTACTAGTAATAGCCATTAGCCACTAATCCTGGAACTTGAGTCTATGTTGCCTTCTATAATAAGCAGTTTTACGAGGGGAATGAATTGCTCCCGGCAAAATTTCAACATCATCGTCAGAAAATATCTCTTTAAGCTTAAGAGTGCTTCCTGTAATTTCTTTGTACGATGACTTAAGTTCTGCAACTTTGTCTGTCATGATTTGAACTGCTTCTTCAGTAATTCTAGTCATCTGGCCTCTTATAGCATGTTCACCAGCGAAGTGTACAATTGACTGATATTTTAATGTCACTGTGTCGCCTTCAAAAGATGCTGTAATTGATCTTGTGCCGGATGGGCTTGACTCATTTCCAAATGTTGTGTTAAGAAGAGAGCTCAGTATTTCGTGTTTTGTAAGCATTATTTTCTCCGTTTGCTTCTCAGTTAACTAAATATGACGGTCTGGACAACAGATTCTCACGGTATTTGACCAGCTTGTCTTCTGAAGGCCTCCAACCACTCTGCCATTTAGCTAAATTAGGTTCAACCCAAGTTATTTTGCATTCAGTGCAGCATTGATATGTTGAATATGACATAATATCCTGCTGGTCTCTTATTGATAAATTGCAGACCGGGCAATCTAAAGGAATTTTTCCTTCTGCGTCAACTTTTTTAACATAAAACCCGGAAGGGTGTTTTGTTGACTCACTCATAGATAACCTTGGCATTCTTATTGTGTTGTGTGATGTCCAAGACATTATCGACGCCGTCTTTAACAGCATCGACATGTGATATTACTAGTATGTTTCGAAACCACTTCTTAAGTGATGACAACAATCGATTGCACGATTCAACGTTCATATCATCAAGTGCACCAAAGCCTTCATCAATGACTAGCAAGTCTGTCTTGGGAAGGGAAGATACGTTAATTAGAGCAACTCGAATTGCCAAAGAGGCCATCATTTTCTCCATACCGGATGCACATTCAATTATCCGCTTAGAGTCCCCATAGTTAATAAAAATATCCATATCATTTGACCCAGGCTCAGCTTCTAGCTCAACCGTAAACCCAACCACACCTGTAAGAATTTTTGATATCTCGTCATTGATTAGCGGTAACTGAGACGACATTATCTGCAAAGGAATGCCTTTCTTAGACACAGCACTCATAAATAAGTCATAGGCACGCCACTGGACTATTAAATCACTATATTGCTTCTTTTCGCTTATGAGCTTGTCGATTTCTGCGTCTAGATGACCAATTGTCTCAGTCAAGCTTATTCTTTCTGCATCGCCGGAGTTAATTTCACTAGTTACCCTGTTAATCTCCTTCTTTGCTTCCGAAATTTTATCGGCTTCGTCAGTATCCGAAACCCTCATCTTCATTTTCTGGAGTTCTCTTACGGCGTTGTCTATAGTTTCTTTAAGTGTCTTCTTTTTAGTATTAGTTCTGCTAAGCTCTAATCTGTCGTTACCTAAGCTTATGTGAATTTTTCCAGATCTCTCTAGAATTGTATCATACTTTTCAATCTTTTCAACAAGGTCTTCTTTTTTAAGAACATTCAAAGATTTTCTTGCTGCACGGACCTTTTCTAGCATTTCAGTTACAATTTTGTTTTGTGACTCTAGCTTTTTCTTATTCTTGTGTGACTCTTTAATAAACTTACATGTAGGGAATTGATCGCCGCACGGTACTTCCTCTAGTAGCTTAATAGACTTAGTCTGTGACTTAAGCAAAGTTTTTTCTGTAGAGTGTTCGTGTGTTAGCGACATTAATGTCCGCTCAAGATCTTGTTGCGCACCGAGGCGCTCTCTAAGTTCATCAATTGGAAACTGGCCTTTGATGGCCTCTATTGTTTCGAGCTTAGATTCTGAAGTCTTAATAGTGTTTGTCAAAGTGACAGCTTTATCCTCTAAGTCTTTCAGCTTAATATTAGCATCTGCTATAGTTGATTCTTGATTTTCAACATCCGCCTTTGTTACTAAATCTTTATCATCGCTGGTGGCCAAAGCAATTTTCATTTCTTGTAATTGTAGCCGAAGCTTTGCAATGCTTGCTTCTGTCTCTGATCGCTCTTTTTTAAGTGCTCGCTTTGCCGATCTTTTCTCTGATACTAAAATGTCCCAGTCTCGGTCAGGAACGTTTGAAAGCTGTCCTTTAATAACTGCAGAATCTTCTTTAGCTAAGGCATACATTTCATCAAATATTTCTAAGTCCAAAAACTTGGTAAGAATATTTTTTCGCTGGGTTGCCCTATGCTTTATGAAGTTGTTCATCTCTCCCTGGCTGGCTAAAGAAGTCATTAAGAAATCATCAGCTGTACCAACAATCTCTCTTAAAGACTTTTCTGTCTCTCGGCGCTGTTCGCCATTAAGATCTCGAATCTCGACGCCTTGCTCATCAACTTCGCTTAAGTTTAGATGCGTTACAGCACTTTCTTGTC